CGAACCGCCTGAATTTAAGTATTGAGTTGCAGCAAAATTTGTTGTACCCTCAATTCCTAATCTTGCATTACTTGTTTTGTAAATATGCAAAGGATAATTTGGACTGCTCGTTCCAATTCCAACGTTACCTCCTGATGTGATTGTCATTCGTGTGGTAGCTGCAGTTAAATCATACCATACTAAATTACCTGATGCTCCTACATAATTTGCGTATGCTTTACCTGATGATGTAGATTCTAAATATAATGATGCAGCATTTGAATTTGATATTTTCAAAACTGTTTCTGTTCCACTAATTCCATTATTCACGCTACTCGTTCCGATTCCAACGTTACCCGTTGATGTGATTCTCATCCTCTCATTGATACCTGTATAGAATCTTAAGTTAGTAGCAGAAGCATCTGAACTTTTTAATGCTTGTAAATAACCATCAGTATCCATAACACCAATTTGTGTTTGATATGTACCATCCATTGCTAGTAAAGCAAATGCTCTAACACCACTTGAGAAGGTTGCAACACCAGTAGAAGCTATTGTAAGTGCAGCAGTACCTTGATTTCTAAATACATAATCATTTGCTCGCATATCAAGAGTACCCCAAGTAGAAGTTGATCTATTATAGTTTTGAAGTACATTTATGTTAGTTCCAAAACCAGGTATAAATTCAAATCCTTCTGCTCCACTATTTGATACAACTAATTTATATACTGGAGCAGTCGTTCCGATTCCAACGTTACCATTCCCTATAATTCTAACTAATGAAGAATTACCTTGTCTAAAATCAGCGATATATGCATTTACGCTATTTGTTACATCAACAAGCAAACCATTGTTATTATTACCTCCTCCTTGTCTTATAATTGCAGCAGCAGCACCTTCATCTAATGCATTATTAGCTAATACGTGTAAGGTAGCCGTAGGACTACTCGTTCTGATTCCAACTAATCCAGTGTTTGTAATATATAATCTATTATTATCACCACCTGATGCTAAAGCTAATGCTCCTGTTGATTGCAATTGTGAATAAACATCACCACCTGCATAAGAAGGATTTAATGTAAATACTAATCCAGTTCTACTAAATGTAGACACTCCTGTTGATAAAATAGCACCAGCCGTTACACTACTTGTAAATCTACCTGTTCCGCTTACATCAAGTTTATAAGTATTATTAGTATTACCAATAGAGAAGTTACCAGTTGCACCATTTAGTAACATCTTGTCTGTTGCACCTGATTGAAAGATAATATTTGGAGTATCTGCTCCTGTTGCGTCCGCACAAAGTATCAAAGGTACATTAGTAACAGAAGAAACTAAGAATGAGTTTCGTAAACTTGCAGTAACATAGTTTGAAGGAATCCATAATACTTGACCCTTCCTTGTATTAGAAGAATCTGATATACCTAAACCTGTTAAGGCTTGTGTTCCTGTATTGCTATTTCTTAACTGAACATTAAATGCGAAATTATTATCGTTAGTTATAACTGATAAAGGATTTGTAAAAACGGCATCCGTTGTATTTATTCTAAACCTTTCAGTACCTCCAAAAGGAGTACTTGCACCTGTGTTGAATATTATACTATTATTTTCTACTGAGAATGTTAAACCATTGCCTGTGCCTTTATTAACACCAACCCAAGCCTGATTTGCACCTGTTCCAGCACTTTGAATTTGTATTGCAGTACCTACTCCATTAGCAGTAGAACTTGTTGTAAATAAGTGTAATGTTTGAGCAGGGTTAATTGTTCCGATACCTACGTTTGTATCTTTAGCAGTTAATACATCTTGATATATGTTGTTTCCTGTAACAGTTGATAAAGTTAATCTTGCAGAGTTGTAAGAATTGGTATCAAATTTTCCATAAATCTTACCAGTTGAATAAGTATCACTTGTAGCATCACCAGAGTTAGAATAAAACCCAATATAACCTACTCCGTTATTACCAGCAGTAATTGGTCTATTTTCTATCTTTAAAGCTAAGTAATCTCCGTTTGAAAATCTATTAACTGTTAAAGAAGTATTAGAAGTGATACTACTAAAGAAAGTTGCTGCTCCTGTAGAGGCAGCTATTCTTAAAATATACATTGCAGCTTCCGAACTATATAATCCTAAGTTCTTATCATCTACTGCATCAGTATCTACTATTAAACCCCATTCTTGATTTGCATTTCTATTTTTCATGCTAATAGCATATCCGCTACTCGCACCTTGATTGAAGTTTCCTCTTTGAGCCGTTATAGCACCTGAGAAACTTGCAGTTGTACCATTTAAAGCACCTGTTAAAGTTCCACCTGTTAAAGGCAAATAACCACTTAAATCAGGTGTATAATTTGGAATATTTAAAGTCGAACCAACTAAAGTAGATGCTCCACTTGTCCCTGTTGTTGTTAATGTAATAGCGTTTTGCTTACTATTAAAAGTAACCCAATCAGCATTATCTAAATATCCATCAACTGTACTTGTAGCTACAGGTATTGAAATAGTATTAGTTGTGTTTACTAAAGGAGCAGTAAAAGATAAAGCAGCTTGTTTCTCATTAAACGTACTCCAATCAGTTGAACTTAACTTACCTGTATTTGTAGCCGAAGCCACAGGTAGGTTAAAAGTATGCGTATCACCACTTGAAACAATGTTAAAGTTTGTTCCGCTTGTTCCTGTGGTTATAAATTGTGATTGATCTGTTAAGTTATTTAAAGAAACCATCCCCTTAGACAAGGTAGTTACTACTTGACACAAATGTCCGTTTTCGGTATGTAAAGTAACTGTTCTACCATCTACGTTTACATAGATTCTAATTGCCAATCTATCCGTTAAAGCTAAAGCAGCAGTAGCCACAGGAATAGCAAAATAATAAGGTGCTATCGTAGTGCCTTGATTAATTGATTCAGGAACTCCAGAGCTTGTACCTAATAAGGTAAAAGTTGTACCATCGTACTTATAAAGTTCTGCATAAGTAGTAGGGTTTCCTGTATTGTTATTTACACTAAAATAAAACTCACAATTAAAGTTCCCGCCAGGCACTATAACCACATCAGGGTCGTTAGCGTCAGTAATATAACTCGCAACATATCCGTTAGAAGAAATAGCTATATCAGTTCCACCACCTATGATTGGGTCTTTACTTAATTCTCTATAAGCAACCCCTCCTATCGTACCTTGTGAAACACTTGAATTAAGATAATAGCTAACTGAACTACCTCCACCTGAAGATGTTGGAAAGTCAGCTAACGTACCATCACCACGAACATATTGAGAAGCAGCACCATCTAAAGCGGTTATAACACCATCATTAGCCACTACTGGACCTTGTATATCCCTAATCTTTGCTTCGCCTGTAACCTGTAATTGTGAACTCATTTATATATAAATTTTAACTATTATTTTGCAATTATTCTAACAAACTCATCAGCCGCTAAAGCTCTGCCAAAGGTAACAACTCCTGTCGAAGCATTAAATACCACATTATCACCTGTAGGAACACCTGTAGTTAAGATACTTCTAACTTCCATTCCACCTCTTGTAACTGACAAGCAAGTGCCACCAATAGCTGCTGAGAATGTAATGGCAGTTTCTCCACCTGTAGCTGTATATTGATACATAATAACATTTGATGTTTCTACGACTACTGAACCGCCTGGAGTAACCTGAGCACCTGATATTGTATAAGCACCAGAGCCTTGTAGTGACACGCTATATGTTGATGCAGCCTCTACCCCAGCACTAAGGCTAAGTGTCGTTAAATTGGCTGTACCAGTGAATACGGTGTACCCTAGAGTATCGCTACCATCGCCATTATCATTATCTATCTGAAATTTAACTAATATTGGCTGTCTAGTTAACTGTAGGTTGGCTAAGAATAAATAAGAATAGTCGCTTAGGGCAATAAATCCATCAGCATCGATGCTCCATGAAGCTACGTCATTCTTATACTCCCTAAACCAAGCAGAACTTTGAGATGTAACTTCAATCTGCTCTACCGAAACCTCAAAAGAACAGTTTGTAGCTGCTCCAAAAGGTATTGATATGGGAATAGTTGTACTAGCTGTAGCATCATTAGTTCCCTGTGTATAGAAAGTCATAGTTTTACTAGTTAACTGAGTAGATACTATTTGTATAACTATTCTTTCGTTTGCTAACAATGTAACACCTGGAAATGCGTATGTCTGAGTATATTCTTTAATTCCTAATTGAGTAAATGGTATGGTACTTGTAGTCCCAATAGAAGTCAATGTTGTACCATCATATTTATATATATGATAGTAGAATCCAGGTACTGAAACCAAGTCACCTGTTATTGAAGCAAAAGCCTCAAATGTCCAAGTACCAGCAGGTATTGATAATGTAGCAACATCTGTAATAAATCCAGCAACTATACCATCCCCTGTTTTAGTAAAGTTA